GGCGCCATCATCCCCTATGAGGTGTTCGAGGGCGGATGCGTGGAGCTGCGTGACGCCGCCCGGATGGCCGATGCCGTCGAGGACGCTGCGGAACCTGGGGGCCGGACAATGATCGGCGACAAGATCCGCAACGTCTTCGAAGCCTGGGGCGAGGCTATCATCTCCGGCGACGCCATCCCCTATGAGGTGATCGCGGCCCGACTGATCCTGGAGCTGCGTGACGCCGCCCGGATGGCCGATGCCGTCGAGCGCCGCCGGGTGCCGACGCATCTGCGCGTGGTCGGCTCCGACGACGCCACCGCCCCGGTGGTCGACCTCCTGGCCTTCCGCAAGCGGATCCCGGCCCGACCGAAATACCTGCCGCACGGCGGCCCGAAGGGAGGGTCGGCGGCATGAGCGGCGTCAACCTTCAAACCGGTTTCCCGCCGATCGACTCCACCGTCCGGTGGCGGCTCCCGGTCAACGGCCGAACCGTCGAGTTCCGCGCCGCCGTGGAGACCTGGCGGCCGTCCGGAGAGTTGCGTGTCTACCGGATGCGCTCGCCGGGCGGCGAATTGGTCACCGCCGTGATGGACCTCAATCCCGACAGCGGGCGGCTGCGCATGACCGCCTGCGATGACGCCAACGGGCCGTTCCAGGCCGACGTGGTGTTCGACCATGCGTAACCCCCGCCACGGCCTGATCTGGCTGATCGCCCAGCAGCTGCGCTGGTGGGGTGTCCGCCTTCCTTCAATCCGCTTTAAACGGAGGCTCATGTGAGCTTGAACGCTATTGCATCGCCCGCTCCCGCCGAGATCCCGGAAGGGTACGTCATGGACGCCAAGGGCCGGCTGATCCCGAAGTCCCTGGTCAAGGATCACGAGCTGCTGGAGGACCAGATGGTCCGCAGCGTGATCGGCCACGCCGAGGCGCTGTCGGCGCAGATCGGCCGCTTCAAGGGCCACACCTTTGAGGACGTCGCCACCCTGCTAGATCTGCTGGCCGAAAAGTACGGCGCCCGCAAGCGCGGCATGGAAGGCAAGGGCAACGTCACCCTGACCACTTACGACGGCACGCTGCGGATCAAGGTCCAGGTGCAGGACCAGCTGACCTTCGGTTCGGGCCTGCAGATCGCGAAGTCGATCATCGACGATTGCCTGCGGGACTGGTCGAGCGACGCTCGGCCCGAGCTGCGCGCCGTGATCACCGAGGCGTTCCAGACCGACAAGGAAGGCCAGGTCAGCCGCGAGCGGGTGTTCTCGCTGCTGCGGATGGAGATCACCGACGAAGGCTGGCAGCGGGCGATGCAGGCCCTGCGTGACAGCATCCGCGTCGAGGGAAGCAAGGCGTACATCCGCTTGCAGCGCAAGGACGCCCGCGGCGGCTGGGAGACGATCCCGGTCGACATGGCGTCCGCTGAAGTGCCCGAGGGCATGACGGCCAGCCACATTCCGGTACCGGCGATCGCCGCGCCGGAAGGCGGTGCGTGATGATCCGCCGATCGCACGAGCAGGTGTCGATCGAGATCTACGACCCGTCGACACCGACGGAGACCACCGTGGTGCACCTGGCGCTCTGGTATGGGCGGCGAGATCTGTGGGTGTACCGGGCCACCGGCGGCGAGGTCCGCACCGTCACGCCGGTGCGTGGCCTGCCGACGCCGCTGCCGGTCGGCGAGTTCGCCGGCTGGCCGCCGATCGGGCCGGTCCTGGCCGCGCAGGGGGTGTGAAATGGACCTTCGGCAACTTCCCAGCCTGCACCGCTGGATCTTAAACCACAAAGAACTGCCGCTCGCCGACTACGAGATTGCTGGTTTGCCGGAGATCGCAACCTTCGCCGTCTCGTTCGTCGATTGCACAGCGGCAGCGAAGCAATGCGTTGAAGCCGGCGAGCTTGCCGTCGCCGCGATGCATGAAGCCGATGCACTCCGGATGCTAGAGCGACTGAAGATCGCCACGTCGGTCGCTAGGGAAGAGTTTCCCATGACGCCCTTCGGTCCCGGCCATCCGGTATGGGAGGCGTGATCATGCGCATTATCATCATGCTCGCCGGCGCCACGGTGGTCACCGTGGCCGCAAGCGCTCTGGTCGGCCTTTCGGTAGAGCCGGCCACCTATCCGTGGATCTTGTGGAGCTGGTTTGCGGCCATCGTGCTTGGTGGTTGCTGGGCCTGCTCGAGGGCCTGGCGATGACGGGCCGGGTCTGCCCCGTGCCCGGCTGCGGCGCGACCGCACGCGCCGGGCACGCCATGTGTCGGAACTGCTGGAGCATGGTGCCTCGGGAAAGCCAGCGCCTGGTGTACGGCACCTGGCGAGCGGTCCGTGCCGACCGGACCATGGCCGCAGTGGTCAACTACCGCGAGGCACTCGCCCAGGCGGTCAACAACGTGTTGGCGCGGCCCGGCGACTATGACCAGCGAGGTGCCACATGACTGCCGCCTCGAAGCGCGCCGCCTCGGCGCCGATCCGCAACGCCCGGCTGGCGAAGATCCACATCGCCAAGAAAGAGCTGCGGCTCGACGACGCCGCCTATCGCGCGGTGATCGGCCGGCTGTTCCCCGGCAAGTCCAGCAGCGCGCAACTGTCCGATCGCCAACTCGACGAGCTGCTGGAGCACTTCAAGGCGGAGGGCTTCAAGCCGGCGAAGTCGCGGCCGGTGCGGTCTGGACGCCGGCCGATGGCCGATGGCGAGCAGGCCCGCAAGCTGCGCGCCTTGTGGCTGTCGCTCTATCACCTGGGCGAGGTCCGCAACCCGACCGAGGACGCGCTGGCCGCCTACGTCAAGCGCACCACGCGGGTCGCGGCGCTGCAATGGCTGGACGTCGACAGCGCGAGCAAGGCGATCGAGGGCCTGAAGAAGATGGCCGAGCGCGCCGGGGTCGACTGGTCGCGGGACGGGCTTGGCCAGTGGGAACCATACCTGCCGGCCGCCTCGCATGAACCGTTCGCGGTGGTGTCCGCACAGTGGCGTCGGCTGGCAGAGCTGAGCGCGACTCAGAATCCGAAAGCCCGGTGGTGGGGCGTGGCGATCGCGGCAACCGCTAAGACCGCGCCGCACGAGTACGCGCCGGAGGACTGGCATCGGGTGATGGAGTGGTTCGGCAAGGCGATCCGCCAGGCCCAGGCGAGGGTCGGATCATGAGCCGGCGTATCCTCAACAGTGAGATCGCCAAGGCTGTTGCGCAGATTTGGCCGGTAACCGTCGAAGAGTTGCGCGGGCCGTCTCGCGAGCACCGTATTTCCGCCGCACGGCAGGCAGCGTTTTTACTCGGCCAATCAAACGGCAATCACGACTGTGCGCTGATAGGTCGATTTTACAACCGCGACCGGAGCGGTGTCCGCCGTGGAATTCATGCGGCGTGCGACCGGCAGCGCAAGGAATCCGACTACCTCACACGCATCCTGGCGGCGTCCGATTTGATTGATCCGGTTGACCACCAAGGAAAGCCCCGATCGCCAATAGCGTGGCCGGCTCCGGTGCCAGTGTTGGCAACCTTTCAAACAGTGGAGGGGCTGATCTGATGACCGACGCCGCGCCCCCGCTCCCGAAACTCCTGGCCGATGTCGCCGAGGCGTTGAGCACCGGAGAGGCGCTGCGTTTGGCGAGGGATGCCGGTGGCGCGATCCTTGTGGTACCGAAGCACCCGACCGACCGGTTCGTGGAACGCTTCGGCGAACCGCTGGCGGTTTGGCTTTGTGAGAATCACGGTCCCGGTCACGTCGACGTGCCGCTTGGTCCGTTCGGCCATCGAGCCACGCGTGCCGCCAGTCTGCGGGCGGCGATCGTCCAGCGCGAGGGCAGCGCCTCAGACATGGCCAGGCGGTTCGGTATTGCGGCGCGAACCGTGAAACGTCATCGTGCGCAGGCTCGTGACGGCGATGCCGATCTGCCGTTGCTCGCTCCCCTCAAAGAACGCTGATTTCCCCAAGGGGTGACGAACGTCACCAGTGATGTCTGTCGCCATTGCGGCAACTCTCAATGCATGGGCGGGGGAATAACCCGCTCCCTCGCATTGAGAGGGCGAACGCGATGTCAAAGCCATCTGTTCCGGAGCATTGGGGCTGGCCGAATTTCACGCGGGCGGAGCTGACCTGCAAACATACCGGCGAGCTGATCATCGTGCCGGCGTTCATGGACAAGCTGCAGTCCCTGCGCACGGCGCTCGGCTTCAAGTTCCCGATCTCCAGCGGTTATCGGCACCCGTCGCACCCGGCCGAGCGTAAGAAGAAGCAGCCTGGCTCGCACACTTTCGCCCGCGCCGTCGATATCCAGATCTACGGCCTTCGAGCGCTGACGATCGTCGAGCGCGCCCGATCGTTCGGGTTCACCGGAATCGGTGTGTCGCAGCCGAACGGCAGCGCCGGCCCGCGCTTCATCCACCTCGACGATATGGCCGTGGCGGAGGGCTACCACGCCCAGCGCCCGGCCTTCTGGTCCTACTGAGGAGACCGATCGTGAACGCTATCAAGTTGCACTGGCTCCCGGATCGCAAATTCCTGGCAGCCGGCCTGTCGGGCATCGCCACCTGGCTGCTGACCCGCGCCCTGGCCTATGCCGGCGTGGAGATTCCGGCCGAACTGCAGACCGCCGCGGTGGGCCTGGTGATGGGCGCCGTCCACTACTTCGTGCCGCCGCACATCATGGACATCCTGCGCCGGATCGACGGCGATCTGAAGTCCACCTTCCCGGCCCAGGTGATCGGGACCGCCCAGAAACTGGCGCTGGCCTTCCTGCTGCTCGGCGGCTTGGCGCTCGGTGGCCCGATCGCCTGCAGTACCTACGAGCTGACGAAGGCCGAGGCGGTGTCGCCAGCGCAGCGCATGTTCGCTCTGCAGGCCGACTACAACACGGCCATGGTTGCCGCGGTTGCCTACGTCGAAAGCGACTACGCCACCAAGGACACGCGCGTCGCGGTCGCCCGGCTCGATCGGATGACCTATTCGGCAATCTCCAGTGCCAGCGAGGCGGTGCGATCCGGCGATGCTGTCGCAACGGCTGTGTCGATGGCCACCGCTAGGGCGGCGTTGGTCGAGTTGATTTCGTATGTCAGCGCCCGGCAGCGCGAGGGGCCTGGCAAGATGACGGGCACCAGCGCCGCGGGATCCGGATCATGACGCCGTTTGAGAGGGTCGCGCTGGGGTTTCAGATCGCGGAGCTGGCCGCCGAGGGCATCCCGCGGGCGATCGCCGCGGCCGACACCGTCAAGCGAGCAATCGCCGAGAAGAGAGACCCGAGCCCGGCCGAGTGGGCGGAGCTGCAGGAGGTCACCGACGCCCTGCATCACCGTATCCAGGCGGCCACCGATCGCGAGGATGGCGGTGCCTGACATAATCGACGCCGCCCAGGCTCGCGAAGAAACCGACCGCGCTGATGCGCTGCGGTCGGCCCTTTGCCGGCGACCGGTCACACCCTCGAAGATCTGCGTGGAGTGCGGAGAAGAGATCCCGCTGGCTCGGCGCGTGGCTTACGAAACGAACACCTGCGTCCGATGCCAAGAGGACAGGGACCGCGCGTCGCGATGATTGAGTGGTTCGGAGAGCTTCCCGCCTGGCTGGGCGCGCTATCTGTCGCCGGCAATTTCCTGCTGGCGATCGGCTTGTTGTACCTGCGGTCCATCTTCCCGACCCGCGGTGACCTGGCTGAGGAAGCTGACGCCCGAAAGCTCGCCGTCGAGCGGCACGATCAGCGGCTGAACGGGATCGAGACGCTCATCTCGTTGATGCAGCAGAAGGCCGAGACAACCCCGTCGCACCGGGACTTCAACAATCTGCTGGTGTCGCTCGAAGCGATCCGCGGTGACGTCAAGGCGGTGGTCGGTCAGATGAACGGCATGGATCGGGCGGTCAGCGCGATCGGCCGCAAGGTGGACATGCTCGTCGAGAACGAAATCAAGGGAGCCAGTCCATGAGCATCGCCGAGATGGTCAAGGAGGAGTGGCGGATCACGGTCCTGGTGTCGCTGAAGGAAGCGCCGGACGGCAGCGCCTACGAGGGCCTGCTTCAGTCGATGATCGCGAAGTACCACAACCACTTCCTGTCCCGCGAGGACCTGCAGATCGAGCTGCGCTGGCTGCGCGACGCCGGCCTGGTCCGCTTGCACGAGAACGTCACGCCCAGTCGGATCACGTACACCGCCACGCTGTCGGACAAGGGGCTGGCGGTAGCCGAGGGCCGACTTCGGGCTGCAGGCGTTCGCCTGCCGGGCCAGTGAGGCTGACCTATGGCTAAGCCTGGTCCCAAGAGCAAGATGGCCCGGCTGGATCCGGCTATTCTGGAGCAGATCAATCGGTTGCTGGTCGACGAAGGCCGCACGATCGACGACGTCGTGGAGTATCTCGCGTCGCTGCGCCTGGACGATACGCCATCGCGCAGTTCCGTGGTTCGCTGGAGCGTCTCCACCGCCAACATGCGCGGCGACATGGAGAAGATGCGCGCGGTCACCAAACAGTTGGGTAAGGAGTTCGGCGCGCAGGATAACGATAGCGTTCGGTTCCTGATGCAGATCGCACAGACCATCGCTTTCAAGATCATGAACAAGCAGGCCGGCGAAGACGGCGGGATCGAGATCGAAGAGTTCATGCTGTTGATGAAGGGCCTGAAGGACCTTTCAACCGCTCGTAAAGCGACGCTCGATGCCGAAGAGAAGATCCTGGCCAAGCTGAAACGTGATGCCGCCAAGCTGATCGACCAGGCCGCGCGCGACGCCATTGCCGCCGGAGAGGGCAAGGGCCTGACGCCGGAGCGCCTGGCGCAGCTGCGCCGGGACATCCTGGGCGTGCGGCTCAAACCCACATGAGTGAGCTGCTCGCCACAACGGCGCTGTCGCCGCCGCGATCGCCGATCGACGACTTGCCGCTGGGAGTGCTGCCGCCAGACGATCTCGATCCTCTGGCGGATGGCATTCTGATGGCCCACCAGGTGGACTGGGTCGCGGACGAGTCCGATTTGAAGCTGGCGGAGAAGGGACGGCGAACCGGCATCACGTTCGCCGAGGCCCTGGCTAGCACCCTGATCGGTGCGGCGAGTCCGGCGGCCGGCGGCGACAACACCTTCTACATCGGCGACACCAAGGAAAAGGGCCTGGAGTTCATCGGGACCTGCGCCAAGTTTGCGCGTGCCGTCGCGAAGGAGCTGCTGAGCGTCGAGGACTTCCTGTTCGACGACGTCCAGGACGATGGAACCTCCCGGCAGATCCAGGCCTATCGGATCCGGTTCGCGTCGGGCTTCCAGATCTGCGCGCTGTCCAGCCGGCCGGCCAACATTCGTGGCCTGCAGGGTCGGGTGATCATCGACGAGGCGGCGTTCCACCCGCAGGTGCGAGCTGTGATTGACGCTTGCAATGCGCTGCTGATTTGGGGCGGCAAGATCCGGATTATCAGCACCCATAACGGCACGTTGAACGCCTTCAACGAGCTGATCAAAGAGACCCGGGAGGGGCGATACGACTACAAAATCCACCGGATCACCTTCGACGACGCGGTCGCCAACGGTCTCTATGAGCGGGTGTGTCTGCTGCGGAACTGGACGCCCTCACCGGAAGCCAAGGCCGAGTGGTATCGCAAGGTGCGGCGATCCTACGGCACCCGGGTGGATGCCATGCGCGAGGAGCTGGACGCGGTCCCGCGCGAAGGCGACGGCGTCATGCTGCCGCTGGCATGGATCGAGGCGTGCAGCGTCGAGGACTATCGCGTCGCCCGCTGGGAGCCGCCGGTCGAAGGATTCGTCGATTTGCCCGAAGGCCAGCGCCAGGCCGAAATGCGCGCCTGGCTGGATGAGAACGTCGGCCCGCACCTGGTCGCGCTGAAGGATCTGCCGACGGCGATTGGCGAGGACTTCGCGATGCGCCAGGACCGGACCTGCATCGTGATCGGCTACACCGCGCAGAACCTGGTGCGGCGCACGCCGCTGTTGGTCGAGCTGCGGCAGTGCCCCTATGACCAGCAGAAACAAGCGCTCTACTACATCGGCGAGCGGCTGAGCCGTCTGCAGCGCATGGTGCTCGACGCTAACGGCAACGGCATGGTGCTGGCCCAGGAGGCGCGCCAGAAGTTCGGTTCGAATCGGGTCACCGAGTTGATGGCCAACGACGCCTGGTACCGGGAGCACACGCCGAAGTTCACAGCTGCCTTTCAGGACAGGACCATCGCGATCCCGGCCGACATCGATGTCCGCGACGACCTGCGTCAGTTCCGGGTAGTCGGCGGCGTCGGCAAGATCCCGAGCGACATTCGCAACGAAGGCAGCGATGGCGGCCGCCGGCACGGCGACGCCGGCCAGGCGCTACTGCATTTCTACGTGGCGACCCTGACCGGCATCGTGGAGTTCGGCTACGAGGCCGCGATTCCGCTGCGCCGCCGGGTCGATGAAGCCTCGGCCTTTGGAACCGATGACGAAATGCCCGGCGCCCGCTTCGGGCGCGGGGCCTGGTAGGAGCAACGTCGATGGCAACCCCGATCCTGGTTGGCGCGGACGGTGTGACGCCGCTGCGCCGCGCCGATCTGCTGGATGAGCTGGCCGGCCCGACAATGGCCGGCGTGCGCCGCCCGATCGGCGAGCACCCGTCGCGCGGCCTCACACCGGCGCGCCTGGGCAGCATCCTGCGCGGCTCCGAGGAAGGCGACCCGGTGTCGTACCTGGAGCTGGCCGAGGACATCGAGGAGAAGGATCTGCACTACGTCGGCGTGCTCGGCGCTCGCAAGCGCGCGGTCGCCCAGCTGGAGATCACCGTCGAGGCGGCCGAGGACAACGCCCCTTACATCGAGCACGCCGACTTCATCCGGGAGTGGCTGCGCCGCGACGAACTGGAAGACGAGCTGTTCGACATGCTCGACGCCGTCGGCAAGGGCTTCAGCGTCGTGGAGATCCTGTGGGAGACGACTGCCAAGCAATGGTGGCCGAAGCGTCTGGAGTGGCGCGATCCACGCTGGTTCATGTTCGACCAGGTGGACATGCGCACAATCCGGCTGCGCGGCGATGACGGTCAGCCGCAGCCGCTCGCCGCCTACAAGTTCATCACCACGATCATTCAGGCGAAGTCCGGCATCCCGATCCGCGGCGGCCTGGCCCGGCCGGTGGCGTGGGCCTGGCTGTTCAAGAACTTCGTCCTCAAGGATTGGGTGTCATTTCTGGAGACCTATGGCCAGCCGCTTCGGCTCGGCAAGTATCCAACCGGTACTACGGCCGACGATCGCCGGATCCTACTGCGCGCCGTATCCCAGCTTGGCCACGACGCCGCCGGCATCATCCCGGACAGCATGGCCGTGGAGTTCGTCGAGGCGGCATCGAAGGGCGACGGCGGCCTGTTCAGCGGCCTCGCGAACTTCCTCGACCAGCAGGTGTCCAAGGCGGTCCTCGGCCAGGTCGGCACCACCGACGCGATCGCCGGCGGCTATGCAGTCGGCAAGGTGCACGACCAGGTGCGCACCGACATCCAGCAATCCGACGCCAAGCGCCTAGCGGTCCCGATCAACCGCGACCTGGTCAAGCCAATCATCGACCTTAACTTCGGGCCACCGAAGGACGGCAAGTATCCGCGGGCGTTCATCGGCCTGCCGGATCAGACCGACATGACCGCGCTGATGCCGTTGATCGAGAAGTACGTCGGCATGGGCGGCAAGGTCGGCTCCGCGGTGGTGCGCGACAAGCTGGGCCTGCCGGATCCGGACGACACGGAGGAACTGCTGAAGCCCGCAGCGAAGGCGCCGGTGCCGGGCGCCGCGGAGCCGGAGGCCGAAGCGATCGACGCCCCCGACACGACCGGCAAGGTCAAACAGCAGCTGGCCGCGGCACAGCCCGGCCAGGACGATGCGATCGACGACCTGGCGGCAGGGGTGCTCGGCGACTGGGAGCAGATGATGGACCCGGTCGTCGACCCGATCCGCACGCTGCTCGACCAGGTGACCAACCTGGAGGAGTTCCGCGACCGCTTGCCCGAGTTGGTCGGCCAGATGGATCCGGTCGAGGTGACCGAGGCTCTGGCGCGAGCCGGCTTCGCCGCCCGGCTGGCCGGCGAGTTCGACGCGCCGATCGCCGACCTGGACGGCTGACCCATGCCGATTGAGCTGAAGCCGCTGCCGCCACGGGAGGCGATTGACTACTTCCGCGCCAAAGGCTTCAAGCCGTCGTTCGCCTGGCAGGACGTGTGGCAGGGCGAACATGCCAGGAGCTTCACCGTCGCGAAGGCCATGCAGCTCGACGTGCTGGAGGACATCCGGGGCGCTGTCGATCGGGCGCTGAGCGAGGGCGCGACGCTGGAGCAGTTCCGCCGGGAGCTGGAGCCGACGCTACAGGCCAAGGGATGGTGGGGCCGGCAGCGCGTCGTGGATCCCCTCACCGGCAAGGAACGCCTGGTGCAGCTCGGCAGCCCGCGCCGGCTGAAGACGATCTTCGACGTGAACCTGCGCACGTCTTACGCCGCCGGCCGGTGGGACCAGATCCAACGCACCAAGGGTCTGCGGCCGTTCCTGCGGTATGTCTCGGTGCAGGACCGCCGCACGCGGCCCGAGCACCTGGCGTGGCATGGGACGGTGCTGCCGGTCGATCACGACTGGTGGTCGAGCCACTATCCGCCGAACGGTTGGAACTGCCGGTGCACGGTGCGCCAGCTGTCGGCACGTGAGGCCGACAAGTTGGGTGGGGTGACCGAGGCGCCGGCGGTGACCGAGCGGCCGTGGATCAACAAGCGCACCGGCGAGGAGATCCAGATCCCGGAGGGAATCGATCCGGGCTGGAGCTATCACGTCGGCCGCGCCGCCGACGCGGCCAAGCGTGACGCCACACTCGACCAGGGCCTTGCCGCCGGGGCGACCCGCTCGCTGCTCGACAAGCTGGCGGCCGCGCGCCCCGACGTTGCCCACGCCGCCCTGCGCCAGGTGGTGTCGTCGCCGGACTTCGCGCGCCAGCTACAGAAGCCAACCGACGCCATGCCGGTGTTGCGCCTGCCGTCGGCGATCGCCGACGCGATCGGCGCCCGCAACCCGGTGGCGGTCCTGTCGCCAGAGTCCCTGGCGAAGAACCTGCGGGAGCATCCGGACCTGACGCCGGCCGACTATCGGCTGCTGCCAGAGCTTGGCGCGCGTCCGACGTTGATCGTCCAGGATGGTGACGTGTCGGTCGTTGTCGTGCGGCGCGACGGCGGGCCGATGTGGGCGGCGGTGAAAGCGACCGCAACCGGTCAAGCAACGTTTGTGACGTCATACCGTCGCACTCACGGCTCAGACGTGCGGCGCCTGCTGCAGCGCGGACGGGTTCTGTTCGGTAGCTGGGAGGAGTAGACGACGCGCGGCGGGGCCTCCCAGTAACCCCGCATGACGCTCCCGCTGCTATCGGCCCGAGGGCCTCGGCGGCGGTGCTACGGCCGGGAGAATTTCACCGTGTCACGCGCGTCGCTTCATTGAGATAGTGCCCGCCCGGTGCCGGGTCAATCTTAAAGGCCGGATTTTAAGAGCGTTTAAATCCGGGCAGCGATCCGGCTGAAGGGCGTTTCAGGCGTGCTGGCGAGCCCGTAGGAAGCCCCAGAACGGCCAAGATCGACCGCCGGCCTCCGAAGATGCCCTGAAATCTCTTAAACGTTTCTGAAACGACCCGCAGGCGGATGGCGGCCTATTGCGGAGCGACGGCGCGGACGGCCTCTTGCCCGTGCAACCCGAAACCACCATGCTGAGGGTGGTTTCGGGGTCCGATCCGCCCGCACGGGCCTGATCGACCCGGCCCGGCCCCGCTCTGAGGGGCTCCCACACTCCCCATTTAAACGCTTCCCGTGGTGACGTTTGCCACCATGTTTTCACGCCGCCGCCGTCTCCACGATGTTCGGCATGACGACACGCCACCCCGTACAGACGGCCCTCGGGTCCGTCGTTGACTTGTCCGCCGCCGGCGCCGGCGCGCCCGATTGGGTGCATCTGCTGCCGATCGGCGTGGTGCCGTCGCGCGATGGCCGGCCGGCCTGGCGCAACGACGCCTCAGCCGACGTCGTCAGCGCTTCGTTGGCCGCTGCCGGCGGCTTGGACCTGCCGATCGACTACGACCATCAGATCGACCTGGCCGCGGTCCCGGGCGTGGGTGGAACGGCGAGGGCCGCCGGCTGGCTGAAGCAGTTGGAGGTTCGCGCCGACGGCATTTGGGGGCGCGTCGAGTGGACCGCGGCCGCCTCCCAGGCGATCGCCGCTCGGGAGTACCGCTACCTGTCGCCGGTGTTCGACCACACGATCGACGACCGGCGGATCCTGCGCCTGAAGCGCGCGGCGCTGACCAACAACCCCGCCCTGACCCTCACCGCCCTTTCCCACCAGCAGCAACAGGAGGTCCAGTTGGACCCAGTTCTGAAGGCGTTTCTGGAAGCGCTGGGCCTCAAGCCCGACACTGACCAGGCCACCGCACTCGCCCACGCACAGAAGCTCGTCGCGTCGACGGCGATCGTCACCGCGCTCGCGGCCAAGCTCAGCGTGACCGAGACGACCGAGACGGCGCTGGCCGCCGCGATCGACAAGGCGGCCAAGCCCGCCTCGGTACCGGACCCGGCGCAGTTCGCGCCGATCGCCACGGTGAACGCCCTGCAGACAGCGCTGGCAACGATCCAGACCGAGCGCGCCAGCGAGAAGGCCACGTCGGTGGTCGAGACCGCGATGGCTGCCGGCAAGCTGATCCCGGCCCAAAAGAATTGGGCGACCGCCTACGCGGCCAAGGACCTGAAGGGGTTCGAGGGCTGGCTGGCCGCCGCTCCCGTCGTCACCGCTGCGATCCTGACCGGCGGCGCGCCGGCCAAGGTGCCGGGCGATGGCTCGCTGACCCTGGAAGACACCGCGATCTGCGCTGGCCTCGGCATCAGCGTCGACGACTTCAAGAAGACCCGCGCCGCGGAACAGGAGGGCTGATCGATGGCACTGACCGGAGATCGCAACACGGCTGAGCGGTCGGGCGTCGACCTCTCTCTCCCGGTCGCCGCGGCGACCATGGTCTATGCCGGCGCCCTGGCGGTGCTGAACGCCGGCTATGCCGAGGGCGGCACCACGGCCGCCGGCCTGATCGCAGTCGGCCGCGCCGAGGAGCAGGTCGACAACAGCGCCGGTGCCAACGGCGACCTGACCGTCCGGGTCAAGCGCGGCGTGTTCCGCTACGCCAACAGCGGTGGTGGTGATGCCATCGCGGCCGCGCAGATCGGCAGCGTCTGCTACATCGTCGATGATCAGACCGTCGCCAAGACGTCCGATACCGGTGCTCGCAGCCGGGCTGGACGGGTGGTCGACGTCGACGCGCAGGGTGTGTGGGTCGAAGTCGGCCGCGGCCCGTTCGACAGCGACGCCGACGCGCTGCTCGGCGCCAACAACCTGGACGACGTTGCCAGCCCGGCGACGGCGCGCGCCAACATCGCCGCCAATCTGATCCCGCTCGCCGTTCCGGACGCGGTCGCCCTCGACGCGGTGGCGCCGGTCCGGATCGTCAGCCCGGTCGCCGGCACGCTGTCGAAGATCTGGAGCGTGATCGACGGCGCCCTGACCACCGGCAACGCCACCCTGACGGCGGCGATCAACGGCGCGCCGGTCACCGATGGTGTGGTGACGATCACCCAAGCCGGTTCGGCCGCCGGTGACGTCGACAGCGCCACGCCGTCGGCCGCCAACGCGGTCGCGGTCGGTGACGTGATCACCCTCACGCCAGGCGGGACCAACGACGCGGTGCGAACCGCGGCGGTCACCCTCCTGATCGAAACCTGATCCCGGAGCACGATCATGGAAGTCAACCGCGCGTCCCTGGCTGGCCTTAACACCAGCTTCAACACGGTCTTCAACGGTGTTCTCGGCGGCATCAAACCGACCTGGCAGACGATCGCCATGCAGGTGCCCTCGACCACCCGCGAGAACGACTACCGCTGGCTCGCAAAACTGCGGGGCATGCGCGAGTGGATCGGCGACCGGGTGATCGAGAACGTCGCCAAGGACGGCTACAAGGTCACCAACCGGAAGTTCGAGAACACCGTCGGTGTCAGCCGCGACGACATCGAGGACGATCAGATCGGGGTCTACAACCCGCTGGTCGCCGACCTGGCGCAGACCGCCGGCGAGCATCCCGACTATCTGGTGTGGGAGCTGTTCAAGGCCGGCTTCACGACGGCCTGCTTCGACGGCCAGTATTTCTTCGACACCGACCACCCGGTGATCGGCGCCGACGGTGCCGAGATCAGCGTGTCGAACTTCGCCGGCGGAGCAGGCACGCCCTGGTTCCTGCTCGACACCTCGCGCGCCATCAAGCCGATGATCTTCCAGCTGCGCCGCGCCGCCAAGCTGACGTCGCTCACCAACATGGACGATCCGAACGTGTTCATGCGTGACGAATACCTGTGGGGCGTGGACATGCGCGCCGCCGCCGGCTTCGGGCTGTGGCAGCTGGCTTACGCGTCCAAGCAGGATCTGACGGCCGACAACTACATGGCCGCCCGCGCCGCCATGCAGGACATGAAGGGCGATCACGGCCGCCAGCTGCGCCTGAAGCCGATGGTCCTGGTCGTGCCGGGCGTGCTGGAGAAGAGGGGCCTGGAAGTCCTGAAGGCCGAGCGCGATGCGGCCGGGGCGACCAACGTGGCCGCCGGTACCGCGACCCTGCACGTCGAAACCCTGCTCGCTGCCTGATCATGGTGCGGCAACTCATCCGCATCACGGCCCGGCGCGACGGTTTCCGTCGCGCCGGTGTCGCCCACCCGGCGAAGCCCGTCGACCATCCGATCGACCGCTTCGCCGACACGCAACTCGCGGCCCTCAAAGCCGACCCGATGCTCGACGTTCGCATCGTCGACGATCCGGCCGCGAAGGCCGCTGCCGACAAGGCCGCCGCTGACAAGGCTGCCGCCGAGAAGGTTGCCGCTGAGAAGGCTGCCGCTGAGAAGGCTGCCGCCGAGAAGGTTGCCGCCGCTGGCAAGGCGAAACCCAAGAAAGGCGGCGAGGCGGCATGACCTACGCCGCCCAACAGGACCTGGTCGACCGGTTCGGAGAGCAGGAACTGATCCAGCTCTCCGATCGCGCGAACGTTGGCTCGATCGACGCCGCGGTGATCGGCAAGGCGTTGGCCGACGCCGACGAGCTGATCGACAGCTACATCGCGGCGCGGGCGGCGCTGCCGCTGGCCACGGTGCCGGCGCGCCTGGTGCGGGTCGCCGGCGACGTCGCACGCTACTACCTGCACGCCGACGCGCCGACCGAACAGGTCCGCCGGGCATACACCGACGCGACGGCCTGGCTGCGCGACGTGAGCCTCGGCAAGGCCACCCTGGGCGACGACGGCGTGAGTGCCGCCGCACCGGTCGACGCCACCGTCGAGTTCGTTGGCGACGATCGCCAGTTCACCCGTTCCGGTCTGAGGGATCTCTGATGGCCGGCGTCTCGTTCTCCTACTCGCTCGACGACGTCCAGGCGCAGATCGTGTTGTCGCAATGGACCGCTGCCGACGGTGATTTGTCCGAGCTGCTCGACCCGATCGGTTCGGCCCTGCGCGACAACGTGCTCGACCGGTTCGAGCAGGGTCGCGGCCCCGACGGCGTGACCTGGCCGAAGAGCCGCCGCGCCGTCCAGCAGGGTGGGCAGACCCTGGTCGACACCGCGCGCCTGCGCGACTCAATCACCTATGAGGCCGGCGCGCGCGAAGTCGAGGTCGGTACCAACGTCATCTACGCGGCGATCCACCAGTTCGGCGGCGTGATCAAGGCAAAGACATCAGAGGGCCTGTCATTCAACGTGCCGGGGTTTGCGGCCGAGGGTGGTGGCGAGAGTTTCGTCAACGTCCAAAGCGTGACCATGCCGCCGCGGCCGTTCCTGGGCATCGGCCCCGAGGATCGGGAGTCGGTCCTCGATATGTTCGAGGCTTGGCTGTTCGCGCCGATCGCCGGTGCCGCATGACGCTGATCTCGCAAACCATCGATCGCCTGACCGAGGCCAAAGCGGATATCGGCCTGAACCTGGTGGCCGGCGCTGCCGAGTTCGCGGCGCTGAAAAATAACCCGCCGCGCCACCAGATGCCGGCCGCTTATGTACTGCCGACAACCGATCGGGCTGGTCCGTCCGAGCTGGTCGGCAAACACCGTCAGCGTGTGACCCGCGGCCTGGCCGTGGTGGTCGCTGTCGGCAACCTGCGCGATGACCGAGGCGACAGCGCCGCGCGCGAGATGGAGATCCTGGAGGCCGCGCTGCTCAGCGCTCTGGCTGGTTGGACGCCCACCGGCGCGATCGCGGGCATGCAGTTCGCTTCGTCTCGCACCCTCGGCCTGCGTGACCAGGTGGTCTGGCGCCAGTTCGATTTCACCGTCGCCACCAAGCTGCAACCGTAGGAGAAGCCCGATGTCCGGAGGTTCGTACATCCTCGATCCCGTAACCGGCAAGCGCGTCCGCGTCGGTGACGCGCCGAAGACGCCGACCCGCGCCGAGCGCCGCGCCGAGCGGCCCGCTGCCGATCAGGCGGCCGCCGAGACGGCCCAGGCCCAGGCCGAAGCCGACAAGCCGTCGGGCCGGTCCCGGCCGCGCCGCGGCAAGGCCCCCGATCCGGACCCCGATACCGCCGTCGTCGCGCCGAGCGGCGCGTCGACCGGCTCCGACATCCTGACCGCTACGGCTGAGGAGTAACGGCAATGGCCGAAGAGATCTCGATGAACACGGCTGTGCTGCTGGCCCAACTGGAAAGCATCTACAACACCTCGCCCGACGCTCTGGCCGCGGCCGACGCGGTGCTGATGAAGAACATGACCGCCGTCCCGCTGACCGGGGACCGGAAGGAGCGGAACTTGGTGCGTCCCTACTACGGCGCCAACCCAGGCAAGCTCGCCAAACAGCACGGTACCATGCAGTTCACCACCGAGGCGGCAGGCGCCGGCGTAACGGCGCTCGACGCCGGTACCGCTCCGGCGTTCGGCAAGCTGCTGCGGGCTGCGGGCTGTGCTCAGACCACCATTGCACCGGCGGCGACAATCGCCGCCAGCCCACCGACCGGAGTCGGCGGTCCGACCGGTGCGTTCACCTATGCGGCGGCGGATCCGTACGAGGGGATTGTTGATCGCCTGGTGACGCTGACCTGCACCACCGGCGGCGCCTCCGCGACGGCGGAGTTCACGGTCGCCGCACCGGCGGTGTTCCACCTGGCGGCGTACAATCAGACCGGCGTTGTGATGACCGATGCCGCGCCGTTTGCCCTGCCGGGCGGTGCCACGATCACGCCGACGGTCGGCACGCCGTTTGATATCGGCGATGGGTTCACCATTCAGCTGCGCGCGCCGGGCACGTTGTACACGCCGGTGTCCACCGGGTTCGAGAGCATCGAGGCATTCTTCCAATACGGCCCGAACCGGCACCGCTTCGGCGGGATCCGCGGCAACGTCACGCTCAACGCGCCGGCCGACGACTACTTCGACATGACGTTCGACATGATGGGCCTGCCCGGCACTCGCTCCAGCGAGGCACTGCCCACGGTCGATTTCAGCGCCTTCCAGGATCCGCTGCTGGTGTCCGACGACAACTCGCCGTTCGTCAGCTTCGGCGGCTACGAGGTTGCCTACCGATCGTTCAACTTCGACGTTGGCCAGAACACCGTCATCCGCAGCCTGGTTGGCCAGAAGAAGGCTCGCCAGAACGGTCGCTCAGGTTCCGGCACGCTGGTGTTTGAGGCGCTCGACCTCGCGACGGTCGATTTCTTCACCAGCCTTAGTGACGGCGATTACCTGCCGTTCGAGCTGATCCACGGCCTGACCCGCGGCGAGATCGTCCAGCTGTCGATGCCGAGGCTGCAGCTCACGGCGGCACCGTACCAGGACGAGGAAGGTGCCGCGATGTTCTCCATGAGCGTGGTCGCCGTGCCTTCCGACGCCGGCAACGACGAGTTCACCCTGGCGATCAAGTGAGCGGGGCCATGGCCAAGCAACACCAGGACATCGACGCGGCCGACGTGCCGCTGCCCGCGGAGGATGGTTTCGAGGAAGGCGGGCTGTTCGTCTTCGACGCCACCCCGATCATCCGCAACTGGCCGGTGCGGGTGAAGGTCCCGACCTTCGGCGGCAAGTTCCGGACCCACGAGATCCGGATGGATTTCGGCTACGTGGACATCGACGGGTACAGGCAACTTCTCGACGACGTCGCGGCTTTCATTGCCGCCGGCGGTCAACTCGGCGAATCCGGCGACGACGAGCGCGAAGGTGACCCGCTCGCCGCCATCGTATTCGGGTGGTCCGGCCTCGCCAGCCAAGGTGCCGGGGCGCTCGCCTACAGCGACAAGGCCAAGGCTCGGCTGTTCGCCGACACTCGGATCCGCGCCGCTGCTGCGGAGGCGCTGGGCCGGATGGTGATGGGGATAGAGGAAAAAAACTCCGAGACGCCGCCCGCCGCTGGGCCAGCCCAGCCCGCGCTCAATCGAGCGCAACGGCGCGCGGCGGGAGCCAAGGTAACGAAGGGTCTGAAGGCCTTGAAGGCTACGGAGTAGCCGATCAGTTGCGCGACGCGGGCCAGGACGCCGCCGGCCTGGAAGCCCTGCAACGCCGGCGAGCGGCTAAGGCCCGAGAGCAGGCGGCGAGCACGCGGGAGCGGCGCCTGCCGTACCCGATCCTCCCGCCGAACACTAAGGCCGTCATGCTGTTCCTGCGCTGCCAGACTCAGTGGATCTACGCCGGCGAGCGCGGTGAGGAGAAGGGTCTCAATCTGAAGGCCGTGATTGAGGTCATGAAAACGACCGGGATCCGCAAACGCAAGCGCGCAAACATTCTGTCGCGCCTCCAGGTGATCGAGATGGAGGTGCTGCGCGTCTTTGCTCGACGGCGTGCCGCTGACACGGCCCGTCTGCGCCGGCAGCAGGCCCAAAGCGCCAGGCAACAGGCGCTGGCCGCCAAGCGAGGTAAGCGATGACGGATATCGTTGTCGGCCTCACGCTGCGCGCGGACGGCAAGGGCTTCGTCGGTGAGGTCCGTAACGCCAAGACCGAGCTGCTCGGTCTGCGCGACGGCGGTACGCGGGCGGCCGGTGCACTCGACGATCTTGGCCGGCGCAGCACGACTGCGCTGACCTCGCTGCGCTCTCTGCAGACGGTGATCGCCGGGCTGGGCCTGGCCATTGGTGTTCGCGAGGCAGTCCAGGAGTTCGCGGCCTACGAGCGCGCGCTGGTGGGTGTCGCCAAGACCGCCGACCTGACTGCCGGCCAGGTGTCGGAGATGGGCGCCGCCATTACCGAGATGGCCAGGCGCATGCCGTTCGCTCGCACGGAGCTGTTGGGCATCGCCCAAGCCGGCGGCCAGCTCGGCGTGAAAGGGGTGAAGGATCTCACCCTGTTCACCGAGACGATTGCGAAGCTGGGGAGCGCATCCGACCTGGCCGGCGATGAAGCCGCGACCGCGCTGACCCGGATCCTCAACGTCACCAATGAGAGCATCGGCTCGATCGACAAGTTCGCGTCGGTGATCGTGGCGCTGGGCAATGCGTCGGCCGCCAGCGAGTCTGAGATCGCCAAGGTCGCGACGCAGGTGGCCCAAGCGACCGCCATCTTCGGTGTGTCGGCGGCCGAGGCCGCTGCCATGGCGGCCGCGTTGCGATCGCTGGGCGTGCAGGCCGAGCTGGGCGGCTCTTCGGTTGGCAAGGCGTTCCGCGCGATCGAAGCGGCGGTCGACGGCGGCGGCGAGCGGCTGCGCGAGTTGGAGAAGATCACCGGGCTGACGGGCGCGCAGCTGAAGAAGACGTTCAAGGACGACGCGGTCGCCGTGTTCAAGGCGTTCGTCGACGGCGTCGGCCAGGCCGCGGCCTCGGGCGCCAGCGTCGCGGGTGTGCTGGAGAAGTTCGGCCTCGAGGGCGAGGAGATCCTGAAGGTTCTGCCGACCCTGGCGCTAAACAGCGAGAAGCTGGGCGACTCCCTGGCGATCATCGCCAAGGAAGCGGGCAACGCCACGGCCCTCAACGAGGAGTACCTACGCTCGGCGAAGACGTTGTCGGCGCAGTTGTCGCTGACCGGCAACGCGATCGACGAGATCGCCGCGGCCCTGGGTTCCGCCTTGGCGCCGGTGATCGTGGACGCCACGACGCAGTTGCGGGCCTTCGTGCAGGAGGCCGTCGACTCCGGTGACGCCCAGGCGGCGTTCGAAGCCGTCGCCGGCGCGGTTGGCCTGCTGACCCGCAACCTGGATCTGCTGGCGGGCGCCGGCGCGGTCGGCGTGTTTCTTCGGCTGCAGCCGGCGATCGCCGGAATCCTCGGATCGCTGAACGCCCTGGTGCCGGCGGTTGCAGCCAGCACGGTCGGGTGGCTGTCGCTCAATTCTGCGGTGGCGGCCGGCACCATAAGTGCCCGTGCGGCGACGGCGGCAACCCTGGCCCTGTCGGGAGCAATGAACCTCCTGGGCGGCCCGGTCGGCGTCGCGTTGCTGGCCGCCGGCGGCCTGTACTACCTGGCGACGCGGGAGACCGAGGCCGATCGGGCGGCGCGAAGCCATGCCGAAGCGATTGACCTGGTCAACCGGGCGCTCGGCCGAAACAGCACCGCCGCGGCCGATGCGGCGGAGGTCGCCCGCAAGAGCGCTCTCGCCCGCCTGCAAGATACCCGCGCCGCCCTGGAACAGGCTGAAGCAGTCAACTCCGGTGCGCGAGGCCGGCGGCGCCGGTCGACCGCCCGGCGAGATCAGATGAAAGCGTTGCGGCTCCAGATCGAGGAGCTGGAAACGGCGATTAAAGACCTGGACGTCGATGCAGCGCTTGAGGATCTGCTCGCCGTCAACACCGCATTGTTTGGCAACGGGAGCGTGTTTGGTCCGCCGCCTTCGAGCAATAGTGCGCTCGGAGCGCTGAGCACCGAGCTTCGCGGCCTGGTCGAGCAACTCGATCCTCTCGCCAAATTGGCCCGAGAGGCGGCGAACGCCCAGGCGCAGCTTGAAGCATCCTCGAAAGCGCTGGCTGCGGAAGGTCACGATCTGGCTCGGTTGCTCGGGATCCTGGAGCACAACACCGACGCCTACACCTACAGCCTGGGTGCTGCCGCTAGGACCGCCAATGAGCAGGCGCGCGACCTGCAGGTGCAATCACAGATCCGCCGCCTGGAAGCCAACGACACCGAGGAATCGCGGCGCACGATCGTCGAGCTGACCGCGGCCCGCGAGCTGGAGCGAGTGGAGCTGCAGCGCGTCCAGGCGACGATGGCGGCCCAGCCCGACCAGATCGGCGCCATCAACGCGGCCTATGCCACGCTGCGCGCCGCGATCATCGCCAACCGCGACGCCGAACTGCAGTGGTCGACCTCCCAGGCTCAGGCGTTCAAGGGGCTGCGTGATCAGCTCGACCCGACCACCGCCAAGCAGGACGAGTTCACCAAACAGCAGCGGCTGCTGAATGCGGCACTGGCTGCCGGCCGAAGCGACCTCGGCGAGCACGCCAGGCTGACCGCGGCGCTGAGGCGCGAGCGGGATCTGTGGAAGCGATCGCTCGACGAGGCGGCGCGGTCGGTGCGGACCAGCGCCGAAGATCTGGAGCTGGCCAACGAGGTGCGCCGGCTGGAGTTGCTGAACACCGAGGAAGCCCGAGAGAAGATCATCGAGCTGACGACGGCCCGCAAGCTGGAGCAGCTGGAGATCGAGCGGACCACCGCCCTGCTGGCCGCCCAGCCCGAACAGTATGCCGCGATCAACGCCGCCTATGACCGCCTCAAGCTGGCCATCATGGACGAAGGCCAGATCCGCCAACTGGAGCGGCTCCGAGCCCAGGCCAATCCGCTGGCACAGGCATTCAAGACGGCGGCCGAAGGCATTCAACGCGGGTTTAGCGATGCTTTCACGGCGATGTTCCGATCGGGACAGTTCGGCTTCAAGGACATGCTGGGGAGCTGGAAGGATGCGTTCGCGCGCATGCTCGGCGAGCTGGCGACCCTGGCGATCGTGCGGCCGATCATCGTGCCGCTCGTCAGCTCGATCGGCCAGTCGCTCGGGCTGACTGGTGCGGCGATCCAGCCGGTCACCGGGAACCTGGGAGGCGCCGCCGGCGGTCAATCGGGCGGCGGGTTCAATTTTTCCAGCTTGACGAATCTGATACCCGGTAACGGTCTCAACTTCTCGTCCATTACAGGCGGCATCAACAGCTATCTCTTCGGCACGGCGGGAGGGTCGGCCAGCTCGGCGGGCGTTTCGGCGGTGGCTGGCGGGCTGTCGAATGCACCATCGGCGGGGCTGTTTGGCACGTATGGTGCGGCGTCTTTGGGCGGGGTGCTCGGCGCCGCCGGCCTCGGGTTCGGTGCCGGATCCTTGCTGAACGGGCTCGTCGGAGGCAATGAAACCGGCGGGACGATCGGCAGCGCGGGCGGAGCGCTTGCGGGTGCGATAATCGGCTCGATCGTCCCAGGCATCGGCACAATTATTGGCGGACTGATCGGTGGCGCCGGCGGTGGTCTTCTCGGCGGATTGTTCGGCTCCGGGCCGAGCGTCGGGCCGGTCACGGTCGGCCGGGTCACCGACCTGACCGACCCGTCGAGCGCGGTCTACACCTTCGACAATGGCGGCGACTCCGAGGATGTCGTCACCAAGATCATCGACGCGATCGTGGAGGGCATCGAGGCCGGCACCGAACGCTATGCCGGCGCGCTGCGTCCCGGCTCGGGCCTCGATATCGCGTACTTCAGCGGTCCGGACGCGGAGAGCAGTCAGGGTGCCGGTATCAACCTGAAGCCGATCATCGATTCGGTGCTGGCCGATACCGATCGGTTCAGGGGATTGAGCCCGGACGAGGCGGTCCAGCAGGCCACGTTCATCGCCCTGAGCGAGATGGTCGACTACCAGTCCGCCACCCTCGACGAACTGGTCAGAAACACCAAGGCCACCGACCTGGAAGGCCTGCTGTCCGATCTGGACTACGGCCGCAACCTGGATGACCTGACCGAGGCGCTGCGCGCGAACGGCGACGCCATCAACGCCAACTCGCTGGCGATCGCTCAGAACATCGTCGACCGCAAACGGCGCGCGGAGGAGACCGCCAAGAACCGCGCGGCACCGATCGCCGACAGCATCGAGCGCGCGCTGGAGCTGTTCCCGGCGCTCACGGGCTCAGCCGATGATGGGGCGTCCTTGGCCGCGGCGATCGCCGAGGCGATGCGGGGCACGGTGCTGGAATCGGATCGAGGGGCTGTCCGAGGCGGCACACCCGATTTCCGCTTCGTGTCCGGTGGAGAACGCGACGATCCATCCTACATCGCCGCCGGCGACCAGCGTTACGAGGTATCGCGGGTTGCCTCCGACAACCGTTCCGGCACGGCGTTCGCCCTGAGCGATGAAGCGGGCGATCGGATCGCCGAGTTCGACAGCATGGCCCAGCTGCTCGCCGGCGCCGGCAGCGCGGTGGCGGACTATAACGAGCGGATCGCCGACCAGGCGGTGGCGCTGGGCCTGACAGCCGAGGAACAGGAACGCCACAACGCCAATATGCTGCGGGTCCGCGACGTGGTCGCGATCTCCCGCGCGAGTGTCGATGAGCTGATCGCGACGATCACCGGCAGCTTCGAGCCGGCGATCACCGGCCCGTTCACCGAGAATGTGGCCGAAGCCACCGCCGTGCTGGAAGCGCTGGCGCCGCATCTGGAAGACGTGAACGATCAGATCGAGGCCGCCAACGAGGCGTTCCCCGGTTTGGGTGCGGAGATCTACGACGTCACCGCGACGATTGCCGAGGCGGTGCAGGTGCTGCGCGCGCAGGCGGCCGAGGATCTGCTCGACATCATTCAGGCGCTGGAAAACGATGCGAACGGTCGCGGTGCCATCAACGGCATCGGCGGACTGACCGACGCTCGCGACAAGCTGTTGGCTGACGCGCAGAACCTCGGCGTCGACGCCGGCGATCGGATCCTCGACACGTTCGGCGACCAGCTGAGGCGCCAGCTCTCCGGACTGGACGCCTTGGGATTGGCCGCGGCCTTCGAGCAGACCACCGACGAAGCCGCGCGCGCGGTGATCACCTCAATGCTCGACGAAATGTTCGCCGTCCAACAAGAGGCCGCGGTCGCTGAGAAGCGCAACGGTCTTCTGGAAGCCTACCAGCGCGAGGCCCAGGTGCTGGGAGATCTGGCCTCCCGGATGAGGGCCTTCAGCCTGTCGATCGGTGGGTTCCTCGACCAGCTGAAGCGCGGCGAGCTGGCGCCGGGCGGGCCGGTGACGCGCCTGGCGGCGGCCAAAGAGCAGTTTGATGAGGTGTTCCGCCGCGCGCAACTCGGCGACGAGCAGGCGATCACCGATCTGAACGGTGCCGCCCAGGCCTTCCTGGAAGCGAGCCAGGCGGTCAACGGCGATCGCGCCGCCTATAACGACGACTTCGACCTGACGGTCGAGCGCTTGGAACAGGTCAAGGCGGTCGCCGATCGGCAGGCCAGGGTCGCGGAGTCGCAGCTGTCCGAACTGAGGGCGCAGGTCGGCCAGTACGTCGAGTTGAACGACAACGTGATCTCCGTCGAGCAGGCGATCCGAGACCTGCAGGCGGTGGCCGGTTCGGGCTTGGCCGCCCTGCTGCAGTCGGGCCAGAGCCCGAGCGACACCGCCGCTGCTAACGGCTTCAACTTCGGCGCCGCGACCGACACCAACATGGATATCTACGATCGGCTGGTGCAGCTCGGGCTGCCGACGCCGGAGGCGTTCGGTGGCGGCCAACTGAACGCCCTTCGCCAGCGCAACGCAGCGGTGGATGCCGCCCTGCGCTCGATGGGTTACGAGCAGGGCGGCTGGCATCCGGGCGGGCTTGCGCGGATCCACAACGACGAGCTGCTCTACACCGGCCCGCCGGCCCATGTGTTCAACGCCAAGGAAAGCCTGGCGCTGCTGGAAGGTCAGCGCAACGCACCGAACGTCGTCGACTTCGAGCCGGTGGTCCGGGCGCAACGCGCAACCACGGCGGCCGTGGTCGACGCCGGCAACGGGCAGATGGACGCCACCGCCGAGCTGGCCGGCGAGGTCGCTACCCTGCGCGCGGTGGTCGACAACCAGGCGCGCGAGATCCGCGAACTCACCCAGTTCCTGAAGCGGAGGGCGTGAGCATGAGCCGCGGCCGCCTCATGGGCTATCTGGTCGAGCTGGACCTGGTGGATCCGGAAGACGCACCGGTGACCCTGTACCTCAGCGATCTGCCGATGCGTCCCTGGCCATCGACCGACGCCGACAAGCCCAACCAGGCCTACGATCCGCGCGTGCTGGAAGCGCCCTCGATGGCCATCGACCTGTACGCCGACCCGGCCCGCCTGACCGGCAGCCTCGGCTTGTCGCAGCTGGTCCTGTCGAACGCCGATGGCTACTTCAACCAGTATCGCGGCTGGGTGTTCAAGGCGGTTCGGGTGTGGTGGGGCGAGATCAAGCCGCTGGGCGAGGCGCGCAGCTTCGCTACCGACTTCCGCGCCATGCTCGACGGCCGCGCCGAAACCCCGGCCTGGCGCGTGTCGGCCAACCAGCCGAGCCGGTTGTCGGTGCCGATCTACGATCGCCGCCTCGACCTGGAGAACGACGTGCAGCCGGTCGAGTTCGCCGGCACCAACGCCGGCCCGTCCGATTACGAAGGCGGTCCCGACGATCTGAAGGACCGCCCGAAGCCGCTGGCGCTGGGCGACCTGCAGACCGCGAACATCCCGTTCCCGTGGGTTAATCCTGCAGCCCAGGTCGGGCAGGTCCACGACGGCGAATATCAGGCGCTGACCGGGATCTTCGACCGCGGCCAGGACGCCAGCCTGACAACCGACGGTGATCTATCCGGCGCGGCCTTTGACGCCGCCACCCCGGCGACCGGGCACTACGTGACCGACCTCGGCCGAGGGCTGTGGAAGGTTGACCAGGGCTTCGGCGGCGTGGTGACCGTGGGCGTGCAGGGTGCCGTCGATCTGGTGCCGGGTGTCGGCTACCTCGACACCGCACCGGGCTTGATCGAAGCCCTGATCCGGCGCGAGGACCCGGTCGCGTCGATCGGCGCCACCTTCGCCACGATCGCCGCACCCGAGACGGTCGGCCTCTACATCGCCGACCGCACACCGACCCGCCTTGTCATCGACAGCCTGGCGCGCTCGATGCCGGGATGGGTGCTGCCGGGGCCGCTCGGTACCTGGCAGATCGGCAAGCTGCGGCTGCCGACCGGTGTTGCCGACCGCACGATCGAGGCGTCCGACGTGCTGTCGATCGAGCCGGGCGATCCGTCGGTCAGCGTTCCGGTGTGGCGGGTGACCGTGAAGGGTGCCCGGCTTTACCAGACGCACACCCGCAGCAACCTCGCCGGCGCACTTTGGGATACCGCCGACGAGGCCCGGCTGCGCGATGAGTTTCGACAGGCCGTGATCAAGGACGCCGCCCTGCGCGATCGCTGGTGGCCGAACGTGCGCGAGGTCGAGATCGACACCGCCTTGCGCGACCCGGCCGACTTGGAGCCGGTGGCTCAGCTGCTGTTCGACGTGACATCCGTCCGCGCCGACGGCACGCCGTTCGAGGAGTGGGTGATCGCCGTCGAGATGGATGCCGAGTGGCTCGACCTGCTGGCGACGCCGGGCCTGGGGGTGCTGAAGGTCCGCCTGATCTATCCGGACGAGGGTATCGACCGCGTGATGCTGGCCATGGGTGCGGCACCCGGTCGGCCGAAGGGCAATCAGATCACCTTGCGGGTGTGGGGCTGACATGGCGCTTGGCAAGATCCTGCTGGAGAACCTGGCGCTGGACGCGACGCTGTCGGGCGGCGCCTGGAGCGGCACGCTCGACAACGCGCTCGATCCGCGGATCACCAGCCTGCCGGCGCGGTGTGCGGACGCCAGCGACCTTGCCTCCAGCACTCTGACGCTGACCTGGGATAGCGCGGTCTACATGACCGACATTCTGGTTGGTGGCCACACTGGCGGCCTGGACGCCAAGTTCAAGCTGACGGTTTACGAGGGCGCCACACCACTACTCGCCGGCGGCTGGACCGATTTCTACGGCCGAATCTACAACACCGCCGACCTGCCGTTCGAGCAGGGCAACTGGTACACCGGCAAACCGCGGCTGCGGGACATCGCCGGCTATGCCCGGCACCGGCACATCGCCCTGCCGGCTCCGATCGCCGTCGACCAGCTGATCATCGAATTCGACGTGACCGCCCAGGCCGGCGACGAGGACTTCGACGTCGGCTACCTGATCGTCGCCAACCCGCTGGCGCCGGGCTGGAACTACGACTGGGGTCGGACGGTCGGGATCAAGCGCCGAACGCTGGTGGAGTACACCGCCGGCGGCCGCGCGGTGAAGACGCTGCGCACCAACGCCCGCAACCACACCGTCACCTTTCCGAGCCTGACCAAGGACGAGGCCATGCGCCTGTTCGATCACGTGATGGCCGATGACATCCACCCGGCCGTGTTCCTGCCGGACGACGACGTGATCCACGGCTTCCGCGAGGTGTTTCCGGCGCTGCTGACCGCCACCGGCAAGCCGCGCCAGGTCGATGAAACCGGCGACTGGTCGGTGACGCTCAATTTCGAGGAGATGCAGGGATGACCATGGAACTGGCGACCGCGCTCTCGCGGCTGACCACCGGCTATTACAACGCGCTGTCTAAGACGGACGCCAACCCCGGCGGATTCGGGGCCAACGGTCACGAGCAGAACCTCCCGGCGGTCGCCGAGGCGATCGGCGTGGTCGGTCAGAACGCCGCCGAAATCGCCGGCGAGGTGGTGTTGAATGGTGTCGGCGTGCGCCTGCGTTATGCCTTCGACGACACCATCGCCGATGCTGATCCTGGTGCCGAGGGTCTGCGCGCCAACAACGCGACGCCATCGGCGGTGACCGAGTTCTATCTGTCGACGACGTCTGGCGGTGCCGACGTTACCGCCGCGTTGGCGCTGTTCGGGGCCTCCGACTCGACGATCAAAGGCCAGTTAATGGTTGGCCTTCAGGGCGACGCGGACGCCTGGGCGCTCTACAACGTCACCGGAAAGACCGACGCGGTCGGCTACCGCAAGATCGCGGTCACCTATGTGGCGGGCACCGCCACCTCGCCGCTGGCCACCGACGGAGCGTCGCTGGTCGTTGGGTTTGCGATGACCGGCAACAAGGGCGATACCGGCACCTTTGAGCTGACCATGGGCATGTTGACCGGCCATGTGGTGGCCGGTGGCTACAACTTCACAGGTGTTGGCACGTTCAGTGCCACGTCGGCGACCATTGCGGCGCTGACGGCCACCACGATCACCGCCGACTTCTCCACGGTGAACCAAGCCGGCGAATATCTCGCCGGGATCGCAGAGAACGCGACCGGCAACGTGACGCTCGCGGCTACGGACAAGGCGGTGCGTCGTCCGCTCCTGACCGGTGATGTCGTGCTCCTGGTAGCGGGCGCGCCGACTCCGGGCGCGGAATGGTCGATGGAGGTGCGCACGACGCAGGACGGCATCGGAGGGCGAAATGCCACGTTCCTGCCGGCGAACCAACTCGTTCGGACAGACGCCCTCGACGATCCGGCTTGGACCAAAGTTGGGGCGACTATTTCAGCCGACGCAACGTCTGGGCCGGACGGTCAGGCCACTGCCGATAAATTGGTGGAAGGGGCGGGCTCCGTCACGCCGCAGGTGGTGCAGGCCTACACCAAGGCGGCGAGCGCCATCGCGGTCGTCGGCTCGGCAAGCCTTAAGGCGGCCGAACGTACTACGGCATCAGTATGGGTCTACGGCGTCACCGGCGCAGACCGGGGGTACGCTCACATCGATCTATCTGATGGCTCTGTACTCTCATCCGGGTCTGAGGGAGGCTTTTCGGGGGCGACTATAGAGGTGGAAGCGGAGGGCAACGGCTTCTACCGCGTGCACGTCAAGTGCACCACAAACACTGCGACCACGCTGACGCTGCTGACCCTGATCGGGGACTCGGC